TTGCCCTCTTGTAGTAGTGGCGCAAACTCGGAAGCGGCGGCCGCTCTAACGGTCGCGTCGCTGCTCGTTATCCACTTCAAATATTTTTCGTAAAGGGCTTTTCGCTTTGCCAGCATATCGGCATAGGTATCGACTTCTTTTTTGTCGTTACCCCCACCGCCGGACTTGTAACTAAGTCTGTCTACCTCGGCTTGTTGTGCGGCTATCTGTCGGGCGAGGTCGGTTCGCTTGGCATCTGTCGCTGCGTCGTTATAAAGCCCTTTAAGGCGTTGTAATTCCTTTTCGGCTGCGGTTACGCTTCCTTCCACTATCTCGGACGTGGAATGCCCTATACTTTCAATTAGTCGGCGTTCCTCGGCTGTAAAATCCGCTTGCATATTAACATAGCGGTTATAAACCCTTTGGGCGCGGTCTAATTCGTCTTCGGCTTCTTGCCATTCGCTGTTCCTTACCATCAAGTGGTCGGTTTCCCTCATTGTGCCGTAACCGTCTTTATAATAGCCGTGGCCGGAGTCAACCATTGTTCGTGGTGCTTTTGCAAGTTGTTCCTGCGCTTTAATTACTTCCTTATAAGCGTCTACGGCAAAATCTTGGGCTGCTAATGCTTTTGCGCGTATCATCATGGCCTCTACAAATTTACCGCTATTGTTTATAAGTATGTCTTCCGCATCTTTTGCGTTTCTAACCTTAAAGCCCAATTCCTCAAAACGCCCGGAATTATCGGCTACCCACTTTTCGCGGTCTTTAAGACTGTCGGTAAGTTTAAGCCATTCCGCCTGTAAAGCATGGAACGCCGCTACTGGCTTCCCGGCTGCCTCGGCTACCTTTTTGTTGAACTCGTCGGCGGCTTTCTTGGCTTCCGCCTGTTTGCTTTGGAACTTGGAAATAGCGGCAATAATAACCGTTATTGCTACCGACAAACCGAGGGTTAGTGTTGCCATTAAAGCGGCGGCAGCTGTGTTGGAAATATGAAGGGCGGCGGCTAACTTCACGTTGGCGGCGGCTAAAAGTTCCTTTGCTTTGGCGACCGTTACCAGCATAAACGCGCTGTCCTTGTTTAGGACGTTGGCGATCTGTTGCAAGCCCATAGTTATAGACATAAGGGCCTGCACTTTCAACATGATTTTTTGTAGGTTCTCGTTTTCCCCAGCAAATAGGACTACTGCGCCCTGCGCGGCTGTAAACGCTCCGGCTACTCCGCTAAGTCCGGCTATCATGCCTTGAAGCCCGGCATTGTCGTGGCTGAATATTCTGGCCTGGGTCTGTGCGTCGCCTATTGCGTTGGCAAGTCGTCCGGCTTCTCTCTGCAACGCTCGGAAGGTTTCAGTTCCGCGTAGTCCGGCTTCCTCCATTTGCCCTAATTGTTCCCGAACATTCCTAAGCTGCGTTCTTAAAGACTGCTGTGCCGTGGTATTGTTTTGGGCGGCTTCCTGTGTTTTGCGTAGCTGCTGTTCCTCACGCAGAAGTGCGTCTGCTTGTTTCGCGGCTTCGTCTATAACGGTCTGCCGTAAGGTTATTTCTTCGCGTAATGCTGCCTGTTGTGTCTGCATGGCGGCGGCTTCCTCCTTCTTTCCGGCTTGAAGTGCTGCCGCTACCGACGCGCCGAGCTTCTTATATTCGGCTTCCAACTGCGTAATAGCGGCTTTATTGGTGTCTACAATGACATCAATATTTGCAAACGCTTTGTCGATGGCTTGGGCGGCGCGTGTAAACGCTCCGTCCATCTGCTTTCCGCCTAATACTGCCGCGCCTTGAAATTCCTGTATGGCTTTTTTACTTTCGTTCAGAACGCTAAGTAGCTGCTTGTTTGTGCCGGAAATTTCAAACGAAAGGCCGCCGCTTTGTATATTCATCGTGCTAATTGGTTTATAAGATTCATTACTTCGTCGGCGTTGTCGTCGGTAAGGGCTATTTCGGTATCGTCGCCTTTGCCCTTTCCTTCCGTTTCTTCCACGCCGGGTGCGTCTATAAGCATCCTTAGTACCGTTCCCCACGGAATACCGTGTAGTAGGTAGTCCATCGTCCAGCCGAAGTGTGCGCAAACGGATCCACGGCGGCCGAATGGTGATTTTAGTCCTGTGCTTCTATGCGTGTCGCTTCCTGTTCGCTTGTTCGCGTTGCGCACATCAACCGCATAGAATTTACAAAATCCCCTAAGTTGCTGACGTTGGAAATAAGAATAGCCAGTGTTAGAAGTTGGGAAGGTTTGACGGTATGGAAGAAAAGCGACGTAAGGTCGCGTAGTTCGGCTTTGCGCTCACTCCGGCGGCAAGTAGTGCCGTTGAATGTTACGTCATAGTAGTCTTCGCCCATAACGGCTATGGCTACTATTTCCGCCAATCTCCGGGCCTCCTTGTTGGCAAGTGTCCGGGCTGTGCGTAAATAATCGTCGTCCCCTAACTTAGTTTCGTCTATCTCTATTTGAAGCCACAACGCGCTAAGGCGGTCGAGGGTGGCTAACGTGGGTTCTTGAATGGTGTAAACCTTTGTTTCGGTTATAACTTCGCGCTTTTGGAAGAAGCCGCGAAAGCCGGGTTTCCGGCGGCTGTGCTTTATCTCCACGTCGAAAGTTACGCCTTGCCCTATAAGCAGCCTTAACTCGTTTTGTTCGCGGTTAAGTTTCTCTAATTTTTCTTCTTCGGTCATAGCTGAATATTAAGGAAGGCCCCGGAATTGAATAGCGGGGTCTTCCGGTTTGGGTTGGTTCTTGGTACTTTTACGCTGCCTTGGTGATTTTGGTAACGTACAGCTTTTTAAGCCCGGCGGTGTTGGGCTTTGCGACGGTGGCGGTAACTTCCAACAGGAGAAGCCCTTTTTTGGAAAATTCGCCCGTTAGTTTCGCCTTAATCTTGGCGCGTGGGACTTGGAACTTCAAGCCCTTGCGCGGAACGATTATAAGGCTTTCTTCGATGTCGGCTGTTACGTCCGGGTAGGCGTAAATATCTGATGCCACTTCGCCGCCGAAAAGACGTTTTAGGGTGTCGAGGTCGGGGTTCATTACCGAAAAACTGAAAATTGTTTTTCCGGCTTTGGAAATGATTTCTTCCGGGTCGTCGTTTTCCTCGGAATAAAACTCAGTTTCCTCGCCGTCTTCCATCGTCATTTTGGCGGTGTCTTGGTAGGTCAGCCCATAAGGGGAATATCCTATTTCTTGGAAGTCGCCCCTTGCAGGTTCCCCGGTCTTTCCTAAAATTTTGGATAAACCTAATGTTATTATACTCATCGTAATTGGGGGTTAATGTATATTCCAGCTTATTCTCAAATTGCGGTAGTGCTGCTTTACCTCAATCTCTTTTATCGTGATGTCGCTCTCTATCCAATATTCTAAGTCGGCTAAGTTCTGCGCGTCCAAATAGTCCGCCAATGCGTCGCCAATGGTGCGTAGTCGTTCCCGGTCTGCCTTCCTCTGTTCCTTCCCCCGGATTTTTACCTTTTTGTCGGAAGCGTAAATATTCACGTTGGAAGTTCCTGTTTGGGGCTTTTCGTGGGTTACGGTTATAGTGTTTATCACTATGTCCTCGGTTTCGCTGTTGTCGGGTCGCTCTCCTTGCACGAATACGCCGCCGGAAATATTGACTTTCCCGGACGCTACGGCCGCCTGTATCAGTTTATACAGGATGTCGTCGGTGTCTATGCTGCTGCAAGTTTTCACTACTTAAAAGCGTTTTTGACGTTTGTAACTAAGTCGGCTAACTTTTTGGCTATTTCCTTTTCGGCAAATTTTTCGGCGGAAGTTAGAACGTCGCGCCCTTTGCTCTCGACGTGTACGGCGTAGTTCATGCCGGCCACTACAACCAACGTGTAGCCCTCGGTGTAGCGTCCGCCAACCTCTAAGGCTAACCGTTGACCCTCGTGTACTCCGACGTGTCCGCCTTTCACGGCTTCAAAGGCCACGTTTACAGGCTTCCCATCACGGCAAACAACGTACCCAATAGAGGAGCGCAAATTGCCTGTTTGGTCGTTAAAGCCACGTTCCGGGGGTATCAGCTTCGCCAACTTTACGGCTTCCTCTCCTACGCGGCAAAGGCTTTCTATTATCTGCCTTTCCACTTCGGCCAGAAAAGCCCTAAATGTTTGGTCTATGCTGCCTTTGTTGAAGTTCGCCGTTATACCCATAGCCTACCGTGCAACCGGCCTTTATCGAATTTCAAGCACTCGCCGCAGATGCGTATCACACCCGAAGCCTTAGCCGTTTCTATACCCTCGTTGGTAAGCTCGTCCGGCTCTAACTTCCTTTCGGAAGCAAGCACTTCCACGCCGTCGGCTATGCGCTCGACATCAACCGGGGCGTATATGGCGGAAGAAAAAACGACAAAGCGGCCGTTAGCTGCCTGTATGGTCGTACCCTTGCCGTTGGTTTCCTCGCGGCAAGTTCCGCAGAACTTCCACGAAGCCCCGGCGGTAGTCCAGCTTCCGTTAGCGTCCTGTACGGCTTCGCCGTCGCTGATTCGCTTATAAAGGAAATGGGGGTACTGCCTGTTAATTATGTCGTTTATTGCTCCTACCATATATTGCTTCTATTGCGGACTTTCGGCGCGTTGGCAGGGGTTAGCCCTACTTCGCCGCAAGTTTGGTTATACCAAAATTTTATAGCTTCCCAATTCCACGAAACGGAATATCCGCCCTCGCTGACGTTAGCCAATGGAATAAGGGTGCCGAACTCTTTGCAAAGTGCGGTTTTCGCCGTAATTGGGTTAACCTCGGCTTCCGGGTCGGGAATTAGCGCGGCTTGGTTGGCTAACATAAGTTCCGCATCGGCGTTGCTAACTCCGAAACGGGCTACGGTGCGGTTTATCCATTCCTTGTAGGTCATAGCGGTTAAGGGTTATGCCGGGAAGCCCGAAGACTTCCCGACTATCGGTTAGTGGTTCCACTTATCTGCGTCGGTAGACATCAGGAATGAACGGGAAGAAGTGCGCCACGCCGGGAAAGCGTTTGAAATGCCCATCGTAACTTCTTCGAGGGGTTCTTCGGTGGCAAACTTCTTTATAAGGGTATGTTCGCGCATAACTTTGATGGCTACGCTGCCCTTTACGTTAAGGTCGGCCGGTTTCTTCCAATAGGTGTTACCGAGTACCTTGCTTTCGCTGAACATCACGACGTTTTCAACGAATGGGTTGCCGCTGAACGGGCGGCTTCCGTCGCTTAGTTCTATCGTAATGTCTTGGTCGATAACAATTATTTGAAGCCCACGAAGGTAGGAAAGACCGCGCATAGCAGTGTTCACTTGTTCAAGGCTCGGTGTCTGCTGAACGCCGAGGGCGTTGGCTGCGAATGAAGCGCAAATTTTCTGCGCTTCCTCGGTTTCCGTAAGGGTTGCGAAGGTGTCAAGCGACATAAAGGCGTATTTCAACGAAATACCGCGTTTCTTGGCTTTCTTGACTATCGCTTTGAAATCCTTAGTGAATGGGTGTGCCGAAGCGGACTTATCCCACGCGGCGGAGCCGGTCTGGAAGCCTACTTTTTGGTCGTCGGGTATCATGTAGTCTACATCGTATTCGGTAAGTACCGACACGTTGTTAGCGTTTGTAAGGGTGATTTTACCCAACGAAATAGACTGCAAAGCCATCCACTCCAAACGGGCATTTACGGCTGTCCAGCAATAGTTGGTATCTTCCGCCCACGCTTCGACTAATGCGCGAAGGTCGGGGTTGTTGGAAGTGCGTGCTATCATAAGGTCGTACTCGTCGAGTTCGTCCTCGTTCTTGGTCTTCTTTACGGCAATTTTTGGAATGTCGCCTTGTATGCGGCTTATTGCCTCACGGGTCTTTTTGTCTATGGTTGCGCCACGGGCTACGAGGTCGGCTGCTATTTTTAGCCCTACCTGTGTTTCCAACGCCTTCCACGTTAAGGAGTAATTCTCCTTGAGGGGGAAAAGCGTAGGGAAGTAGAAGGGTTTAAGGTCGTAAGTGTTAACTTCGGCCTGCATATCCTTCTCGTTAAGCCCTTGCATTAAAGTTGCTATCATAGCTTACCGGGGTTAAATTAGTCGAATGGTCGGCAGCGCGGCTTTTATATCGTCGCTAAGTGCCGGGGTTATACTCTCTTTGAACTGACCTATTGTTACGGCGGAAACGGCCAGATTTGTAAGGTTTTCAACGTCGTAGCTGTCGCCACAAAGGGCTACAGGGCTGAACTTGAAAGCGGAAGCGTCGGCGGTTGCGGCGGCTGCCTGTACTATCGCGGTGCCGGGTTCCACGGCTACGCCGAGGGTCGTGCCGACGGTTAGGGTGTCGTGTGTAAGGGCGGAAGTGTCAATAGCGGTAATCGCATAAGCCTTTGCGCCTGTCTTGAACATCACGAAGTCGCCTACTTTGAAATGATGCCCTTTGGCTACTTTGTAGGTGGTCGCGGTGTTGGTGGCGGCTTCCGACACTTTGGCTGTTTTTACGGCGTGGTAAATTCCGGCTACGTCCTTACCGAGCGGCGTTCCTTCAAGAAGGGGTACGCCGGGGATAAGGTCTGCGGTACTTACCGTTACGCCGTTGGGAATGTCGGCCAAATTGTGCGTACAGGCGTGTACGGTGCGGTTGTCCTTCTTCCTGTCAATTCGCATAAATCCCATTTTCGTAATGGTGTTAAAGGGTTAGACTTCCTTCCCCGAAAGGGAAGACTTGTTTTCACTCTTGGAGGCGATGTAGTCCGCCACGGCTGCGCTTACTCCCTTATCGTTCACGGCTCCGAATAAGGGCTTTTCGTGTCCGTGTAGGCCTTTGTCGGCGTTCTCCTGTGCAATAGCGTCTATATCGCTCTGCACCTCGGTTAAGTAGCCGTTAAAATCGTCGTCATTGGCGAAGGTTGAAGCGGCGCGGTCGAAGTTGCGTAAAACCATGTCGCGCTGCCGGCCTTCTACTTTGGCGGCATCAAGTTTGGCTACAAGCTGTTCCCGGCGCGAAGCGAGAAGTTTATCGCCGTTAAGGTTGGATAGTCCGTCCCTTACGTCCTTTGTTTCTTCGCGTATGATTTGGCGTATTTGCTCGGCGGTAAGTGCGCCGTCGGGCTGCTGTTCCGGGTGTGGTGCCGGGGTCTGCACGGTGGGCTGAGCTTCCTTTTCCTTGAAATCGTACTTACGTCTAAGTCCGTCTTCGTAGGTCTTGTTTGCCTTTGCTATCTCCGCGTCGGCTGTCCGGCGGTAGTCCTTAACGAATTGGCTAACCTTGTCGGCGGCAAGTTTGTCTACGGCTTCGGTTGCTTCTTCAATATTTGCGGCGGTCGTGCCTATCAGCAGGGCCAACTGCTGCAATCCGTCTTTTCGCTCGCCTTGAAATTTGGCTACAAGTAGAGCTAAAATTTGTTCCTGTAATTCGTTCATAAAAACTATATTTGCTACTTAAACTTAGTGCAAAATTAGCGTATTATATTAATACGAATAGCGATATAAGGTATCAACACTTCGCCAAAACTTCCACCCGTGAACTTTTGACGCTGTGCGATTTGTATGGCGTTGGTGTGCGGTGTGTAAGGAAAAATCAGTAACTTTGTAGCCGTATGCCGGGGAGAAATCCGGCTACCTATC